ATTGTCATCAAAGATTCTGGATCTATTCCAAACGATCTAATTACAGATTTTATTGTAGATACTGTCCCCTTTCCCTTTATAAAAAATGGCAGATTTATCAAAAATCTTTTCCAAAGCTCACTTTGTACTTGTCTAAGTGATTTATTTGAATATCCGTATGAATCTCCTATATCTTCTCCGTCTATAAATTCAAGTATATTCGATGAAGTAAAAAGTTGCGGTAATTCAATTCCGTAGTACTTTGCAACAAATGGTATTAATTGATCTGCAACAACCTCTACATCTTCATAGCTGACATTTAAAATATTTCTAATGTGATCAAGAAATATTTTTATTTCATCAAAAAACTTTGCGTATATTAATAAAAATGCAGTTAAATATTGCGACGATCCCATTTTTGCAGATCCAGGGATTGATTTTCCTGTTATTGGATTGAATATATTCCCTTGCTCATTTTTAAATCCTTGACTTGCCTGACCTTCAATAAAAAAGTGTGGGGGTACTAGTCTTGTTATTAGGTTTGGGTTGTAATCATCATAGATAGACGCAGAATTAAGAAGATCTACATTAATTCGCTTTATTTTCCAGTGGTCTGGAAATAGAACTGGATTTAGTGAAAGTTTTTCTTCTGACATCGGCGAGGGTACAGACCCAGTAACTCTAAGTGATGTTTCAAAATGAGTTATCTTTGAATGTAATGAATTTCCTGACGAATCAAGGCATATATTGTTTTTATTATAGCTTCCTGACGACTCGTTGAATTTATAGTATAGAACTAGATTATCTTGAGCATATATTGTTTTCTTTCTATATGCCTTTTGATCTTCTGTAGATCTTGTGCTATGAAAAATTCTTAGCTCATCTAATGATCCTGTAAACGTTACAACTGGATCAAATGTTGTAATTGATGGCATGCCTAAATTATTACCATTAACAGTACAGCTGCTGCCAGATCCTATTAAGAAGTCATATTTTGAAAATGATAGAGAGTCAAATACCTCTCTATTCGACGATGTGGTAACAAGATCTGAATCTAGATATATTTTTAAATTTCCAGAATCTCTTTCGTATTCGTTAACAACTTGTACAAACTTTCCCTTTTCTATAGACGAAGATGCAAATAATGAACTTGATCCCGATACTATGTTGCAAAATAAATCGCACTTTGAAAAATCACTTGACTGACTTAATCCTATTGTCAATCCGTGAGATATTCCGGATTGTTTCTGGAATATTACCTGACTATTGTTTATTATTTCAGGTATAAAGATATGGTATTCTATTGCAAATGAATTTTTAGAAAAATCTATAACAGCTGCTCCATCTCTTCTTTTTGAAAATGATGGAAATAGAGATCCTGCATAGTCTCTTACTTCTATTCTTGTTCCAAGCCCACCGGAAAATCCATGCCCGGGATCTTCGTCTTTTACAGTTCCTGAAAAATGTAAATATCCTCTTGATTTTGGAAACAGACCATAAACATATTTTTCAAATCCAGTTAGCGAATCCATAAAAATCTCAACGTCTTCTTTTGTTCCTTGAAACGGATATTCGTTAATAATTTTATCAAATGCTATATTTGTCTTACTTTGTGCTGAATCAAAAAATGTGTGATTTTCAAAATTCTTCCACTCTATTGGTATTTGTTGAGTACTTTTTAATCCTGAACCGACTGGATCATACATGAAAGATCCTGTATTTAAAAACGCAGAATCACTAAGGGATTTCAAGCTTATTGTCTTTCTTCCCTGCGGGTTTGATGTTCCCTTGAATAGAGCAGGTCTCTTTCTGTATGTCTTTCTGTTATTTGGTGGCATTTTACTCTACTTTAAATTTTGCAGCAACATCAGTAAACATCATATCGTTATTTCTACCCGATATTAGAAAATCTATTGTGTATAATCTGCCAGGCTGAAGAGTATCCATATAAAAATCAAAATACATTCCGTCTGTATCTGTTGAACATATTGTTGATCTATTTGACTTATCAAACGGTATTACTATGTCATTTGATATCGCATCTCTTATCCTGTAGTACATTTTTGTAAAGATTTGACTTTTCGTATAGAATGGAACTTTTTTTGCAACGATATCTCTATCAACATCTTCTACGAAAACTCTAAATCTAACCTTATCGTTTTTTCCATATGCAGGCTGAAGATTTGTTACGCTAACTACAAGCCTCTTATCTTCATTTTTAAATGATGTTCTATTTATTGTATTAATATTCATAGATGACGTTAGAAATCCAACAGTTTCATCTATTGAAGACCACACAACAGTAAAGCTGGCTGATAGCGCTTTTGATACTTGTGTATTTAAATTTGAATTTTCAAACTGGCTTATTGAAAACGAAGCAGAGTATATTCCTTCTATAGAATTATCGCCTATTTTATGCTGTGATCCTGTTATTGTCTTGCTGAATAGTGTTCCTGCAGATGAAGATCCAGATTTAAATATTACATGAAGACAGTCATCACCCGATACCTCTGTTGCTCCTGATCCTGATGTTAGATTTCTTAACTCGCTTCTTGCGTAATTGTTTAAAAAGATACTTCCGCTTAGGTCAAAGTATAAATCACCAGTACTATCGTGAGTTGAATCATCATACTGAATTATAAGTGCTGGCTTTTTTGTATAGTCTGATGTATTTCTCGATGCAAATCTTTTTACATATCTTGTTACACTATCTGTCTCTTCTGACCCACTAAATGATATTCTAAAGCCACAATCCGGTATTTGATCTGAAAGGACACCCGATACTATTGTTGTTACATCTACTTTTAAATCTTCATCGCCTGTCTCAAACTTTACATTTTTCCATAAATTTACTATACCATTTCCATCGCTTAGATTTCCACTAGATATTATATCAATATCGCTAGAGCCCAATAGGCCTTGTTTATTTGCCCCGCTAAGGTACCAGACTGATGGGGTTGCAGATGTAACAGATGCAGTTAAAAAGTTTGCTGAATCAAGATCTGTAAAGTCTATAACATTTCTACCAACCCCTTCATCAAATGACCTGGAAAGTGGAAATACAATTAAATTAAAATTGCTGGGAGTTGTCTGTCCGCCGTAGACATCACTCAGTCTAAGCGTTGCTTTGAAAGTACTATGGGTTATATCTAGAAACGTCCCTGTTAGATTTCTAATTGGATCTAAATTAAAGTGAACTAGTGCTCTAGATAGCTCTATCGGCTCATTATTTGAACCTGTTGTAGACTCTGCGTATAGTTTAAAAATATCAAGTGTAGATGCTGAACCGACATTTGCATCAGTTGCTCTAAAGCTATTATTAATAATTTTGTCTGTAATATATGTGTCTTTACTTGCACTTAGTATTCTATACATAAAACTTACCTCGCTACTCCGACAATGTCATCATTGGGAAATTTGAATTCAAATATTGACCCTGCCGGACATACAAGTATTCCCCTATCTATATTCTCATTTATTGCATAAGTAACATCACTATATATTCTATCCTCAACAACACCTGCCATGTTATAGAAAGTAAAATCAACAAGCGATACAACATCTTGATTATTTATTATTATATTTGCCAAATCTGATAGAAATATTGGTTGCTCTATTTGAAAATTTTCTATTTTGCAATATTCAGATATATCCTTGTTTATTAGTTGAATTACTGTTTCAGGGTTTGAAGAGGCTGAGCATACTACACCATACTCCAATGCTACATTTATAACAGCAGCATCAACTATATCTATTGCATCTGATATTAACCTAGATTCATTGAGATATGTTGATAAATTTTGCTTTAACGAGTCTGGAGATATTATTAGTTTTCCTAATTTATTTCTGCTTATTATAGATAGCTCTGAAGAGAGTGGATTGTTTGGATTTGCTCTAATTCCAATTCTAAATACTCTTCCAAACTTACTTGGCATTGTATAAATTCTTGCTATTAGATCTTCTTTTGTTACAATTCTTGACTGTGAGTTTCTATAAGATAGTGCTATTGACCTAAGCTCATTTATAGTAGGTGCTTGCTCTCCACCTGTTGCATCATTTTTATTAGTTACTTCTATAGAAGATCTTATGCTTGCAACATTTGCTGCATTTACAGAACTATTAAATTTAGATTTTAAAGAGCTTACTTTTCTAATTGACCCAGCAGCTACGTTGTGTGATATTCCCCCGCCAGATCTATATGTTACAGTTATTTGTGTATTTTGAGGTGAAACACCGAGGGTAGTTGTTTTTAAAAGTCTATTTGGATCTATTGTAAATGTAGATATAGTTTTTCGCTTTCCATACAAGGGTATTGTCAAATCTGATGGATCTGGCATCATATCAGAGTCTGGTGCATCACTCGACCCCCCGCCGAATCTAATTGTTGTTTTCTTTGTTATATTAGAAGTTTGTGATATAAATCTATACGGAGCAGATATTAATTCAAGATTTTCTGGAACCTCTATTGAATCAGAACTTGTATTTAAAACTCTTCTAAATACTGTATCCTGTGTTAAAGAGTCTACTTGATAATATTCATTTCCAGAAGAATCAACAATAGATATTATCTCTGAGACATCAATTGATGATAGAGTTATTGTCCTAAACGGCATAAACTTATCGCCTATACTGAAGTTCTCCTTGACTGTTTTTGCTGATACACATAACCCAGATTTCTTTACAGAAAATGTACTTGGAGATCCGTCTGATGATATTTTCATAGAAACATATTCACAAGATAGATTTCCAGATATATTTTTCTCTGAAAATATTATGTCATCTGTAAGAGTAAAATTTATACCTGAGTTTGAAGATACTACAGTTCCTGCTTTTATTATTGGTAGAAATATTTCATTAGGAATATAATCGCCCACCATAGATGAATATATAGAAGGAACCTCTAGATAAAAGTTTACGTCAACAGTTGAAGGAGCTGCACCAGTTATTTTTACGCCAGAATTTCTTACTAGCCTCTCTATGTTTTCATTTTCTACAGCAGACATTATATCAAGTTCATTAAACTGATGATCCATGTAGAAAGACATAACGTCTCCAACATAGGATGCTAATTCTATAAACATCCCAGCAAATCCATTTGGACCAAAGTCAGCTATCTTATCAGAAAAGAATGCTCTTGAGTAATCTGTTAGTTGCGATCTAAATGTGTCAAAGTCTCTATTAAGATATGATCTCTGACTTGATCTTATTGATGATAGTGTATTCTTTTTATTATTTGCCATATAATTTGCCTATATTACGTACATTGAAACATTTAAAACTTTGCCACCAATTCTTAGCTGTGGTATGTTATACTTTACTGTCATATCAATTCTTAATAATCCTCTATCTGCGTTTCCATCATCCTCTTGAACTCGCGATACAGAAAATGAATCCAAATCTACTATTGGTAAAAATTGATTTACAGCATTTAAAATTCTTGTCATTGCAGCATTTTCAAAATCTTCCATACTACTATATTCAGTAGTTATTGGTTTTAAATTTGCTCCATAGTAGTAATTTCCCAATCTTTCACCAGCATTGGTCAATATTAAATTTCTAAGATTATCTGATATTTGTTCGACAGGATCAAAATTCATTTCAAACAAACCGGATCTGCCTGAGCCTAGACTTAAAGGCGTTGCTACACCAATAGGCCTCGACTCAACTATTGTTTTAAGCTCAACATTATCTACATTTACTCCAGAGCTCTTAAACTTAAATTTTGGCATGCGAAAGTCTCCGTATAGTAATTATACACTTAGTAAAAAATGAGCTATAGAAAACCTTCACAATATTTAACTGTTAAATATCATCTGGCATAGATTTCCACTTTCCCGCTGGACACTCTTTTGCTGGAGCAAAAATTAGCATTGGAAATCCACACCCACACATATTACAAAACATTATTGGTATATTTCTCTTTTTTAACTTTTTTCCCTTAAGATGGGGACATGAGCTACAGTGATTATATCTATCCTCAATATGCTTTCTTGCCTCAGGAGACGGATCTTTTGTCTTAAGAAGCTTTATCATTGTATAATTTAGCCAGCCATCAATTATATTTTTAATAGACATACTATCAACCTTATTGTATTACCACTTGCCATCTGGGCATTGTTTATTTTCTACATATAATATCATTGGAAAACAACATTGTGAACTCTTACATCTCGCAGATAGCGAAAATCCCATTCTTTTTATAATATTTAGCTTTGAACAATTACTGCAAATTTTTGATCTATTTTCAACTTTTTCTGAAAGATTATTGCTTAATGTTCTTCTTGATATACATTCTTTTATGAAATCTAGCCACTCTTCTTTATTGCTCATGGCCACTCCAGCAGTACGTCGAGATCTATATCACTACCAGATCCTGCGCATATTCCAAGTTCAATTGCTGCTTCAGCATTAGGAGGAAGGCTTAGTTCTAGAGCAGCTTCAACTGCCATAAATGGAATAAGCATAAACTCAACAATACAATCTATTGCTATATCAGGTAATGTCAAGCCTAAATCTAGTACAAGCTGAAACATTAGATCAAAATCAGGTATCTCAATATTCGGCCAGGATTCGAACCACCCAAGAACAATATCTATCGGTATTGTAAGCAACCCTATGAGAAATGACAATACTATATCTGGAAGATCGAAGTATATATCAAGATCTAAATCGAATACTGGCAATCCTATTGATGCAATAATTGTCGGTATATCGAACGATATATCTGCAAAAAACGAGGGTATTTCAAAGGGGAGGTCTGGGTCTGCGCTTATTAATACGCATATTGCATCGAGTATTGGAGATACAATTGCCATATTTGCGTCTGCTATTGGCCCCCAATAAGCTTCAACCTCTCCAATTACAAATGCAGCTGAAGCTGCATCGAGATCAGCAGAAAGACATGCTGCTAGTGGTGCTGCAAGGCTCATATTTTTCCTCTATATAATTCTATTAAACACTTATACAAATAAAAGTTAAACGCTTATGCTGTATGAACAATATCACTCAAAGATTCTCGTATATCTCCAACAAGTGTCTCAAATAA